TCATTTCTAAAATGTCTTTTAAGAATAGTTTTTCTTGTACTATCCATGTATTCATAATTGTCAATCTTTTGTGAATACCTTTTATATCTAAAGAAACCTATAGTATCATTTATAGCTCTACGATATTGGTCAGGACTTAGTTCATTTTTATAATCTAAAATATCTCTATAATTTTTTTCTTCATAAGGATTATCAATGTTTAAGTAATAACCACTTACTTCTAAGTTAGCAAACATTTCAGGATTATCTTTTTGAAAATTTTGTACTCTAACACTGTAATTTTGTTTGCCACCTTCTGCTTGTGTTCTAGGACTTAATAGATATGGATGTTCTACTCCAAATTCCTCTAAAAAAGCAGTGTATGTTCTTAAGTCATTACCACCTTGTTCTTCTCTAATACGAACATATTCTTCATAAAGTACAGCTTGTCCCCACATTTGTCCTTGGTCATCTTCAATAAAAAACTCTGGTTTAAATCCAGCAGGACCAAAAAACTGATACATAAATTGAAATGCAAATAATGTACCTGATTTTTCTTTGGCATACTCTAAATAAAGATTATCTATTTGACCTTTATTTAATTCGTTTTTATCAAACTCTGGATACAACTTTGGTATGTATTTATCTAACTTACCAGCTTTATATAACCTTTGTGATTCACCAGAAGCTACACCCCATCTAAATAACTCAATAGTACTTTTAGCACGCATTCTTGCAATTTGACTAGAACCATCAGTTATTCTTTCAAACTCATCTTCATCTAACATTGCAGCACCTAGTTTCCTATAAACAGGTGATTCTCTAAATACATCTCTTAGTTTTTCTGGTGGTGGAAACTCACCAAATATAAATGTTTCTAACTCATTACCCCAACCACTTTTAATACCAACAGCAGTTGTAGCTGATTCTGCTTTAGGTATTACTTTACTAAGTGCAAAAGATACCATAGAGTTAGGTCCTGGTACAAAACCTTGTGCTAATAAGTTAACACCTTGCAATGATGCTTTAGGTGACATTTGTACTTTTCTATCACTGTCACTAAACATTTCATCATCAAATAATATATTTGACATAAATCCACCAAATGGATAAACAAATACATCTTTATCAGGATTCATAGGGTCTGGTGATATAAATCCATCATCACTACTTTCACCTAATGTATTTGCAGCACCAAGTCCTCTTGTAGCTACTTGTGCTTGTCTTAATGCATATGGTTTTTCTGCAAGTAATTGTCCCCAAGTTTGGAATACTTCAAACCATACTTCAATAAATGGAAATACATTTACAAGCTTGTCAGATAGTGTATGTCTTTTTCTTGTATCGTATAATAATTCTTTTACACCAGCAAGACCATAAGCTTTAGATTCTGTGTCCATAACTTGAAAATCTTTAATAGGTCCTGATTTATATAAACTATCTTGACCTCTAAGTTCTTTAATTACATTTTTAGGTATACCTGCTTCTATACCTTCTTTTATAAATTTAGCTCTTACGCTTTTATCCATATCTTTAAATCGTTCAGCAATATACATCCATCTAAATTGTTTAAATGTAGTAGAACGATTAAGTACACCAATTGGTTTAGTCATTAATCTAGTAAACACTGTGTCAAAGAAATGGTCCATCATTTCTTCTACTGTTCCTAAATAGTTATTAACACCTTCAGTAGGAACAACATCTCTTACTTGATTTAATACACCTGGATTAATTCCATCTTCTTTGTTGTACCAATAACCAAGTTCTTTCATCATTTTGTTTTTGTCATATTTTTTGAAAAACTTTTCGTTAGACATAAAATCTACATAATCAGAACTTTTTGTACCTGTTTTACCTTTTTTAAGTAATTTACCTTCAGCAATTAAATTACGTATAGCTGCATCTCCAACATTAACATCAGACCTAATTGCGTATGTGTAAGTACCATCTTTATTTTTAATAGCATCTTTTGCTAAATCTAATTCTCCACCAGCTATTTTACGTATTCTTGATTCAACCATTTGTAAATGTTGGTCTAAAGCTTTAGATGATTCTTCTATAAAATCAGCATGTCCTCTACCACCGTACCTTACTAATTCTAATCTTGCTTTTTTACCAGCATCTGATATTAACCATTCAGCTAATTCATTACTACCATATCCATATTTAGCAACAGCCTGGTTTATTGGGTCTCCTTTTAATAATCTAAGTTCGTGATAAACAGCTAAATTAATTTCATCTTGGTTTAATTCTTCAGTACGTTTAGCTACATATTCAGTATGTCTATTTCTTGCTTTAAGACTTGTTCCTGTAATATCTTCATATCGCATACTTTTTTGCATAGCTTCCATAATTTCTTCTTCCATTAAGAAATCAACAGCATCATCACTGTATTTAGCTTTTTGATATCCTCTTGTAAATGGTAGATTTTCTAATATTGAACCTACTTTAGAATTAGGATTATGTGCAGCTAACCAAGTAAGATATTCCCAAGGTTTACTATAAATATTAGATATACCTTTCATTGCCATACGTGCTTGTTCTTCCATAAATACACGTGTAAAGAAAGCAAATCTCATAAGTACAAGAGGTTTAAATATATTTCGTGTATAAAACTGTAGCGTGTTGCTTAAAAAATTATCTTCTAATCTTTTAACATTAATAATACCATCATCAAATGGATTAGGTAAATCTTCTCCAGGTTTACCCCACCATTTGTTTTGTCCTTTATATTTAGCATATGCTTTCATATCACCTAAAAATGATGTAGGAACATACTTACCATCTGGATATGCTTTAAACAAAGGACCTAATGAACGTTCAATTAATCTATAATCTAATAAAGGTGCTATATTATCTTGCATTTCTGACAACATAGAACCTGATACAGAAGTTGTTACGTTACCAAATTCATCTACAGCATTACCAACATGATTTATATCTTGTCCTTTATATCTTGTACCAATGCTTGGTAGCATTTGACCATTTTTATCAGTAGCATATATTTTAGATTTTTGTAAACCTTCAAACATTTCATCAGCAACTTGTGCTACATATTCCCAGTTACCACCTCTTGCTTTAATCATCTTGACATCTCTTAATGCTTGTTGTTGTGCAAAGTCTCTGTATAGAGATTTTTTATTAGGGTCTATATCTAAAAACTCTTTTAATATTTTATTAGCTTCAATATCATCATATTGATTAACTTGCAAATGACCTATTAGCTGTCTGTATCCTGAATCTAAGTTATTCAATGGTATACCCATTTCAGGTACAACACTCAATAACTTTCTGTAATAAGGATTGTATGTTGAATTGTAATTAGATGAAAATCCAAGATACTTTTCAAACTCAGGTAGTTTACGTTGTCTCATTTCTTGAAACTTATAAACCATAGGAGCGTTTTCTGTTTTAGCTAATTCAGATATTTTATTAGCAACATCTGCTGCTTGGTCAATTACTACAGCATCTGTGTTTTCTACTCTAGTTAACTTACTTGGATTACGTCTAAAAGGCATATAAGGCATAACAGTATCTTTTACTTTACGTATATTTTCACCAGCAAAACTACCAAATGTTCTGTATGATTTATCTATTCCTGCTTTTTGTAAAAATCTATTAAGTATCATTGAACCAGTCTTAGGTAATACTTTGCCTGGTAAAGTATAAGGAACCATTTCTCCATACTTGTTTTGTATTTTATATCCAGTATCAATCATTTGACCAAATATATTTTGTACATCTTTCCAATCATCTGCTTCTACTAAAGCTTTTTGTACTTGTGCAGGCATATCTTTAATTATGTTATTACTACCCATAATCATTAAGTTATCTTCTTCAGCTACAGCTTTAAAGAATCTTATGTTAATTGGTTGATTTAATATTTCATCTTGTGTTAATTGAAAGAACCTTGGCACATAACCAAACAATGTTTGTTCTTTTCTCATCTTTTTAAGCCATTTTCTCTGGTTAGCAGTATCAGGTGTAATATTTTTATTAGTAAGTAATTGATATCCGCTATCTACTAAATCATCAATTTTACCATTACCAGTAGCACCATCAATCCTTGGTCCTACTTCTTCTAATACATTGTCAGCTAATTTTCTAGGTGTAACTATATAGTTTTTAACAAGTCCTCGTTTAACAAGTTTACCTTGGTTAACCATTTCATATGCACCATTAACACCTCTTAAACCTTTAGAAACATTTCTAACACCTTTAATGCCTTTACCTAGAAATATTTCTGGCACAATTTGATGTGCTGCATCAATTAAACCTGACATATTTCTAAATGCAGTAGTACCTGGTTCAAAGAATTCAGATGATTGTACTTTACCTGGTGAGTACTCCATTAAAATATCTCTGTCAGCCCACTCAGGTCTAAAGTAATCTTGTCTATCTATGCCTGCAAAGAAATACTTTTGTCTATGTCGACCTGCATAAAAGTTAATTTTGTTTGGATTATCATATGATGTGTAGTATAAATTACCACCCTCACCATCAAAAGCATAATTAGTTTCACCAGTCTTAGGGTCATAGCTACCTCTTAATGGATTACCAATGTTTTTATATATAAAATCTCTAGCTTCATCAGGTGACATACCATAATCTTGTGTAAGTTTAATGTAATGAGGTGTTTTTTCTGCTTTAACACTTTCTGTTATAAACCATCTACTTCTATCAAAGTTAATAGGTTTACCTTCTAGCACAGCTCTATACATAGCAGTTATAACAGGTTCACCACCCATCTTATGTGCTTCAGCTATCATATCGATTTGTTGTTTAATTTCTCCTACAGGACCTAAGTTTTCACCTAATCCTTGTACTCTTGTACCACTTAAATCAATTGACAGTTTATTTTGTGCTTGAACTTTCGAATATCCATTCTTTAATAATTTATCGTATTCTCTTAAATCTCTTAAATATGCTACAGAACGTCCTACAGCCATAGGTTGTCCAGGTAATAATGCATTTATAGCTTGTGAACCTATAGACCACTTACCAGAACCACCTGGTCCTATAGTTTGAAACAACCAATCTAATGCAGCAAATGCCCATACACCTGCTTGTGTTTGAAATGGTTTAGCTCCACCTGGTGCTAATCCTAATGTCCATACATCAGCAGCAGTCATTTTCATATTGTCAGCTACACTATCATCACCAAACTCTTGTTGTAATTCATTCCATAATCTAGCTTCGTCAAATATTCTTTTATTAGCTGATGCTTGTGCAATAGTTCTTGCAGTATCGTAGTTTGTAGGAACATTAAGTTGTGATAATGACATAGCATCAGGTGAGCCTATTTCAGGCATCTCTTGTTGATACTTGCTATAATTTTCTAAAATCTGTAAAGGGTCAGATTTTTGTAATATATCTTCATACTGTGCTACTTTTAGTTCTTGTCTAGCATTAGCTTTAATTAAATCTTCGTATGCGTTTCTATCGTGTAAATAAAATCCCATTAATCAACCCTGTTGTTAATCATATCTGCAACTAAAGGAGATGGGTTTAACTTATGCATTGCTTGCAATATAGTATCTATATTATCAGGCATAACAGTAGGTCCACTACCAGGTCCTATAGGCAACCCTTCTGTTGCAGGTTCACCAGGATATTCAGTAGGTGCAAATATGTTAGGGTTAAGTCTTTCTTGTTTTGGTAATGGTGCTGCTTGTTGTTGTTCTACAAATGCTTTGTTTTGTCCATAATCAGCATCAGGTAATCTTCTTAATGGTTGTTTACTGCTACCAGGTCCACCATCTGTTCTTTGTCCACCTTGTGGTGTAGCTACAGGTGCAGGATTATTTGGTTGTCTATATCCGCCTCTACGCTTCTTCGCCATTATGAAAATCCTTTGTTATTAATACAATTATTCCAGGCATAGGAGTAAGTATTTCTAATACGTTTTCACTTAAAATATCCAGCTCATCAGTAACACCATACTCTTGATATACTAAATCCCAAAACTCTCTGTCAAAATAATGTTGCATTTTACTATACTCCAAATGCTTGTGCCATTCCTGGTACACCGCCACCACCCATCATCATCTGTTGTTGTATCATAGCTTGTTCTTCAGGTGACATTTGTGGCTCTTGTGGAGTATAAAACTGTTTCATTATATCAGTTATAGCGTTTGGATACTCATAAATAGCTATAGCAGCCATTGTAGCTGCAGGGTCACCTTGTGCAGACCTAGCTAAAATACTATCAAATAGTACTTGTTCTGCTTTGTTTTTACGTATACGTTCTTGCACTTTAGCAATATTTTCTAAACCATCAATATTATCTTGTAACGTTTCTACGTCTATAACACCTGCTTGTAACAATTGCAAACCAGTTACAATTTTTTGTGGTTCATCAAAACCAGCCATAACACCATAGATACGTCTAGTTTTAAAGTCTCCACCAATATCAGCAAGTGGAAAGTAGTTTTCAGAAAATGCTGAACCATTAAGATAACCAGCCATAGGTTTTTTATTTATACCTTGTGAGTAAGATAAAACTACATCTAGTTCTAATCTTTTTTGGTCCATACGTACTAATGCACCTTTAATAATATCTCTATACTCAGATATCATTAATGACATAGTACTGTTTAGTTCTGATAATCCTGCACCAGTAACAAAAGAGTTAGGTGACTGACTATCGTCAGTAACAGGATAACCACCTACCATACGTAATTGTCTTTCCAATCTATCTATTTGTTGGAACAATTGATATGGTATGTTATTCATTGGTTTAGAAACTTGTGTACCAGGAGCTAGATAATTAACCGCAAATCTGCCTTTTCTGTATTGTCCGGATTCTATCTCTCCTGATATGTTAGTTTCTGTAAACACAGAATCTTCCATTGCAATTGCAGACATTATGTTAATCTTTGCCATCATAGCCATTAGTCCTATGACGTGGTCGTATTGACCTTTTAGTTGGTCAAAAGAAACTCTTTTCATAAATACAAATGGTGGTGTAGACAATACGTTAGGTATAAAGTCAAGTATCATATTACGTTCAGGAAATACTACATAAGTTCCTCCTTGGTCATAATATTCAATAATTCTTACACCAGAGTATGTATTATCTTCCCAACCTTGTTCTCTGTTGTTTTCATATGATAAAAATGGTGTAGCAGTATCAGGTTGTGCTTCTTCAGCATCCTCATCTTTTTTTAATATTTCATTTGCAAACTCAGGATAAATCTGTGCAAGTTTATATCTAGGTACTCGTCTTAGTACTGCCATTTCTCTTGGTTGTTGGTCAGGACCAAAGTTTCCTGGAAATGTATCATAAGGGTCTCTTAGTTCAGCACTAGGATATATAAATCCATTAGTATCTACTTTAGTTGTAATAACCCAAGCACAATAACCATAACCAGGTAGCCATCTAGCAGCTTGTTGTAGTTGCTCCAATAATCCTTGTTTTTCATCATAGTTAGTAACAATACGTTCTAATTTTTCTGCACGCATCTTAGCTCTAGATGAATCTCTATCGTTAGGTACATCTACTCTAACTTGTGGTATACCAGATACTTTTTGTGCAAGTCGGTCAATACCAGACTGCAACATGTTAGGAGCTGGTAATAAATCAGCATCACTAGTTTCCATTGTGTTACCTAGTAAAGCTTTAATACCATCAGCACCACCATTAAGAATTGCTTTTATTCTAGCTTTCTGTACTTGTCGTTCTTGCGTCAACTTACCTGATGTAAGTTCAGCTGCATTCTTAACTATTTCTTGATAGTTTTTTATATCTAAATTTTCTATCCCCAAGGTGCCTCATTCATTTTTGTAATCTTATAATCTCCATAACTAGGATTGTAGTCTAATCCTAAATCGGCAGCATGCTCTTTTTGCATACGCCTAAAAACTTTCATAGGAAACCAACTAGCCATAACTATGTCAGTCTTCTCTTTGTTTCTTTTAGAAACAGGTTTTCCATCAAAGTATAACAGTTGTTGCCTATATTTCTGTACTTTAGCGTTAGATTCTCCATCACCAGTAGGTAAGTGTATTCTTCTATCTTCAAACAAATCAGCCATAGCTCCAACACCATACAATGGGTCATGTTTGTTTTTACCTGTCATGTGTCCTTGTACTGTTATACCTGTACGTAAAGTAAATTCTTTTATAGCTGCATCTTGTCGTATAGCAGATTGAAATCCGTTTTCTTCTACTATCCAATGTCTACAATCATAATCATGTAACCATACAGCCATTTGGTCTAGTGCAGCTCTAATACCACCACCACGTTTGTTTTCTAGGTCAACTAGATAAAGTTCACCTCTGTACTGGTCTATACCCCACAATACACTTGCTTGGTAGCCACTTGATGCAGGGTCTAGTCCAGCAACTAAATATAAATTTTTATATACTTGTCCTAGTACTAAATCAGGTCGCATACATTGGTCAATTATGTTCATAGTAAATATTTGCGTACCTTCTACATATGCTTGATTGTAATAAACCATTTCGAATGTTTGTCTACCACCTGTAGATTCAGCAGAGTGCAACCTAGACATTAACCATTTGTAACTACGTTTCTTAGCCCATAACATACAGTCAATGTGTTCTTCTTCTAAATGTTCTGGTAATTGACAATCTAATGAGTGTGCAGTTTCTACTATGCTTGTAAAGTTATCTGATTCAAGTAAGTGGTTATATAAATCATCAGGGTGCTGTCTTGACCCAATTACTACTACAGCAGTATGTTCCTCTTTACGACTTGATAATGTTGTAGTCCACCATTGTCTTGTAGATTCTCTTGCACCAGGTTGCATAGTAGTTTGATGGTCTTCAATGTCGTCAGCAATAATAATATCGCAGTCACGAGATAGAATCTTTCCACCCTTACCTACAGCAACCATAGTAGGTGACTTAATACCTGCAACAGTTCTAGTACCTACAGTAAATTGATTTTGTGACCAGTTTTTACCTGACCTGTTATCAGGTTTAAAGTTTGTACCAGGTGGACAAAAGTCTTGTTGTAATTCTTCATTAGTATCTAATACGTCCAAGACAGCAGATAATGCGTTCTTTGCAATATCTTCGTTACCACCTACCCACATAATACGTGTGTTAGGGTTTTTACATATTTGATATACTGCAAAGTGTATTAATAATTCAGTCTTTCCATGTCTGGGGGGTGACAGTATCAGTAATTCTTTACCGTTTTCTATACTATCTATAATATTATTAATCCAATTCTTATGAAAATCTGCGGTGTCATAATGTTTTCCTAGTTCTGTTCTAAAGTATTTGTGTCGGAAGTCGGAAAAATTTTCTAATGCGGACTTTGCGTCTTCGGATAGCTCCCAATCCTCTGCAGCTACTTCGTTTCTACTATCTATTTTGTAGGCAGCAAGCATGCGGGACACAGTAGCTGAAGTGCAACCAAGGAGGGAAGCTGCGTCAGCTACCGTTATCCCACCAGTTGCAACTGTTTCAGCTATACCTTCGCTTACGAAAGCTCGGTAGTACTGTCCTCTACGCACTGATGCGTAGTCCCCTGTATCACTATTGTACTCTTTATTTATGGGCTTGGAGTCCACTTTGTCATTATGTCGCTTGTCACGGGCAAATTGACGCTTCTGGCACGTCCCTGAGCAAAATTTGCGTTGTCTACCTCGTAATTTTTTCCTGCAACCTTCGGCTATGCATATGAGGTTTGTCGACATTTTTAACTAACTTTCTGTAGATGTTTGTATAGTGAGAATTATATGCTATAGTTCCATTTATTACAAACATTAAACTGTAGTATTTTGTTACAAGTAAAGTGGTGACCGGGACATCGAAAGCTGCTGACACGTGAGAGTGTAAACTAGAAAGACAAAGGCAGTACTCAAGGACACTAGAAAAGGTTTAATCAGCTTCACTTCTGTCTATGCCCGCTCATGCTCAAAAAGGCAACTACTGACAGGGTTTCTTCTATACATACTGTAAAGATTACCAACATATTTTTTAGACCTTACGTACTATAAAGTAAAGACCTTGATTGACATATGGTAGTCATACCATATATGTCAAGCATATATTGTAACTTAAACTACACATAGTCTTTAAATATAATATTCCTTCTATCCTTCCGACTTATGAAGTCGGATAGAAGGATATTATATTAAAATGAAAGACTATGTAGTTGTTTTAAGTTCCATTATGCGTAGACAATATCATAATGCTTTACACAAATGTAATCCTTTCCTTCCGATTTATGAAATCGGAAAGGATTACAATATGTGCGAAAGCAGTTATGTATTAGTTAAACAAGATGATAATCTTGTTTGGTTATGCGCTTGTAACTTCTGCAATAATTAAATATCTTTCTGTTCTCTCTCTCATTTTATGAGTTCGAGAGAACAGACAGATATATAAATATATATCATAGCAGTAACTCAATTATGAAAGGAAAATGATGAGTGAAGAAAAGGTTGTAGAACCTAAAACTAATAAAAACATAATGCCTGCACCACGCGTTTGCGTAGTAACAGGCAAGGAATACACCAAGTATTCCGATATGGTATGGCTACCAGTCTTTGACAAACAGTCAAAAACTTGGAGAGATGCACCTACGCACCTATCCAAGGAAGGTGCTTGGCAATTGTCTAAACAATCACCAACACATCCTAATAATAAAGCTAATAATGAGAGTGAAACTCTCACAATTAGCAATGCAGTGAAAACTGCAATATCTCAACAAGGTGTTGAGATAGATACTCTTGAGGGAATTCTTCCCCAAGAGTAATCCCAATACTTATGTATGCAAGGTGCTTCGGCACCTTGTATACACTAGGTATAAAAAATTTTATTTTTTTTCCAGGTTTTTACCTGGTTACAACTATACGATTAACGACAATAGAAAGGATATAACTATGGCAGACACGCCACAGAAATATGACATAGTAGCTATACATAAAGCTATGGAAACACTAGATAGTATATTTGATGAGAGTCAAATAACTACACTAGAAAATATGGTAGCGTATGCTATCAACAACCAACAAGATAAACAAATGAAGTCACGAATCAAGAGTGACTTAGATTATCTTGGTATTAAAGATGAGATATTCATCGAGGTTGAACCAGACCGTAGTGATTATGAGGATGATACTATACCATTCTAATGACTATTATATTCTGTCTGTCTCTGCACTTACGCAATCGACAGACAGAATATATATAAAAGAAAGGGAGTTATGTTTACAGTAATAGGTAAAGATATACAAGCAGATACTTACGAAGTTGAAACACAACCTTGTATTGTATGTAACAAGGTAAGTCACCTAGATATACCAACACAAGGTATGTTTTGGTACAACCAAGGTAAGTTAATTCAAGAATGTTTTCCAGAACTAAGCATTGGTGATAGAGAACTATTAATAACAGGGACACACGATGAGTGTTTCGATACATTAAATATAGAGGAGGAATAAATGAGTATAAAAGGTATGTATCAAGAAGGTAGCGTAGAAGATAAGATAGAACTTTTAGCTATGATACAAATGACCATACTTGACTATCTTATGGACGAGGACAGATTAAAAGGTAATAACCCACCAGAATTATTGCGTGGTTTACTTGCAGGAACTATGGCTAATGCTAAGTTACGCACAGATTTTACCGAGTTTGCATTCAACAATGCACCAGACGAAGTCAAAACATTTGTTATGGAAATGAACGAAGTAGTAAATGACATTATGAAAGAGGAGGAATAATGCCTAACTGGACACAAAACACAGTGACATTATCAGGTAATGAAGTAGATGTAAAAGCTTTTATGAAAACTATTACTAACGACATTACTATGGACGAAGACGAAGTAACAGTATATGAATTAACCGAGTGTTTTCCTATGCCTAAGATATTCGAATCAATACGACAAGGTGCTAGAACATTTGATGATGTTCGAGTTGACGCCTGGTTTGAGGATGACGAAGGTGCTAGACCTATGTTAGATATAACTAAGCAAGAACTCACAGATAAACACGGTACTTATGAACCAATTGATTGGCAGTATCGTAACTGGGGAACTAAATGGGGAGATTGTGATACTAGAATTATAGATGAAACCTATGACAATGACCGAGGTAAAGTTATATTATCATTTGATTCTGCTTGGGGAGAACCATTCTTATTACTCAATCATATAGCTAGAAAGTATGACTTAACAATGACAAATGTATGGGACATAGAACTAGGTAATGGCAATGGTACAACCGAGTATCCTTGGGACGATAAGGAAACACAAGAAGCAATTGATAAAACATCAGAAATGCACGACCAACTTAAAGGTGTTATTGCAGATATGCCAGTAGCTAAAGAAGCAATGGAAGGTATAGATTTTGATGTCAATTAAATTCGACACTACACCTAACGACATAGTATTGTATGCACACTGTACAAATTGTGAATTAGAAAGACCAACTAATGTATCACCAAGTGATTGGTTAATGTTAGAAGTAGGTTTAACTAGTGACAAAGAACATTTACAAGTATGGTGTAAACGACACGATATGAATGTAAAAGTATTTCATTTAGCTGAGGAATTTGACGCAACTTGCGGAGGTAATTGTGACCACTAAACACTATAGCAATATAGATTTATCGTGTCCATATTTATCTTGTACTAAAAATCCTTACAAACAATGTGAGGAATGTAAACTAGATGATGTAATAGAAAAAAGATTTATGGTAGAAAAACTATCGATTGCACAAGACAGTTCAAGTACGGAAACACTCACTTGAAATGCAAGGTTACTCACGCTGCTAGGCCCCTTACTAGCCGTCACGCAAGTGATGTCCATAGTGTGAGTAACTTGTAATCTATTAAGAACTGTAAGCTGTAGCGTGCTGCAGATAGGTGGAAGTAGATTACAAGTTATTCATACCGAGTAACATCCATAAATAAATGTTGTTGCCGACATAAGAAATGCCCTTCTCTTGTCGGCTTCAGCATTTTTGCAATCAGCCGACAAGAGAGGAGTGTATATGGCTATACCAGATGTTGACGAAATGCTTAACGACTTAAGCAATGACCAACTTAAACAAGTTATTGTATGGACACTCAATGATTTAGATAACGCAGCTAAATCTAGTGACTATCAAAAACTTGACGACAAAGTAAAAGGCTGGTGTTCAATGCTACACGAAGCAGTGATATACCAAATACAAAAAGCATACAAAGCCAACGATAGTTGGTATGAAAGTGAGGAATAATGGGAGGACATATCCGTGCAAATCCACAAGGTAATGTAAAAAATTATACAGTGTCTATAGCATTTGCAGGTTTTGATAGTCACGGTGATAAACAAGATGCATTTGATGACCCAGAGGTATATCAAGTAGAAGTAGACGCAGTAACTAATCTACAAGCAATAGTTCAAGCTATGTCTATAGTTACACAAGCTAGAGCAGAAGTTATGACAGACTTTATGACCGAGCATCCACTAACAGAAGGTAGAGAAACATTTACTATACCAGAGATAGAACAGATTAGACAAGATAGTGAAAAGCGTGGTGTATTTAGAAGTTGGTTATCAATAGAACCAACATCTATACAATGTCACTTGACAAAAGATACACATAAGTTAATGGATATGACTATTAATAATCTAGATACAATAACATCAGGCGACAATATAGCTAACGATGTTGAAGAATACTTGAAAGGACAAGACGAATGACACTACCAACAGGTATGTATGCAGCTACACCGGGCAAACCGGAGACTGCAGGCAGAGGTAACAAAGCTAAACTTCTCAGTGATGAGAAAGTTAAAGTATTACTAGCTACACCAGATACTTGGTTTGTGATTGGCACATCACCAAGATGGATATCAGGTACAGCTAGAAATATAATGCAATTCACACAAAAGAATATAGAACACCTAAAAGATTTAGGTAAATTTATTGTGTGTCAAAGAAAAAATAATAATCAAATAGATATCTATTGTAAATGGATACCTAATGGTTATCAAGAAGAAGAATAAGGAAGGAACTTATGACAAATACTAACAACGATTGTTGGAAATTAATACAACAAGTACTAGGTAAATCCAGGCGTGTATTATTATACGGGCCACCAGGTACAGGTAAAACATACAGTGCAGTTAAGCAAGGTACACCATTGACTATGGATGGACTTGCTAATGTATTTCAAATTACTATGACAGAAGACACAGCTTCTGCAAACTTAGAAGGTTTTTACAAACCATCTAGCACAGGTACATTTGAATGGCACGATGGTATTGCAATACAAGCCTGGCGTAATGGCGGTAGATTGGTTATCAATGAGATTGACCACGCATCACCAGACGCTATGACATTCTTGCACGCTATACTAGATGACCAAGACATTGCTATGTTAACACTTAACAATGATACAAAGGAAACAGTTAGACCAGCGGAAGGTTTTCAAGTTGTTGCTACAACTAACAGCCCACCAGAAAGTCTACCACTTGCATTGAAAGATAGGTTTCCAGTCAAAATTCACGTAAATACTATACATCCAAGTGCATTAGCACAATTCCCTAAGGAATGGCACGATGTTATCAATGACACTACGCTTGTTGATGACCCAGAAGAACGCATATCTGTTCGTGCTTGGAAAGAATTCTTTGACTTACAAGCTAAAGGTTTCACACCAGAAACTGCAGGTAAGCTAGTCTTCGGTGATAATGCCGAAGAATTAGTAGACGCGATTGACATATCCCGTGTATAGTAACGACAAAGCATATCCCTATCCCCAAATTGTAACTGGGGATAGTTGGGATGTATATGAAACAACCGATATAAATCCAGAACCAGATACAGATAATCTAAATAAGAAAATGTATGTACCTTTGGATAGACATTGTGCATTATGTGGTGTTAATCATAGTCGTATGATTAGACGCAAGCAGTTAGGTTATGCTAAATGGTCACCAGCTACACGCGGTAAACTAAAACCAGGTACACGCAAAGAAGCAGTAGATGTATTAGAAAGTGTCCGTGTTAATTATTTATTATCACGAGCCGACAAACCTATTAACGAACCTACTATGTGTATGGATATTCATAGAGGTTATATAGCAAATATGATTAAGAATATGCCTATTGCTAACTTGTTATTGTATGGTATAGATAATTTTACAATGCAAAGAGGACAAAGTTTGTACAACTTTTCAGAAGGTACAGACCAAGTCAAACAATTATTTGCATTGTTAGAACAAGCACAAGATGATATAACATTATCACCTATGCGTAAAGCAGAACTTAATGTAGCAACATCTTTAATACAACAATTTGCTAGGGCAATTATGAATAACCGTGCAGGACAAACACCTAGTTATAGGAAAGTTCAAAAGCAAGCAGCAGTATTAAGTAAATATTTGGATATGTTTATGGACCCACCAGAACCATACACACCACCAGTACCACAGCCATCATCAGCAGAAGGTGAAGAAAGCGAAGAAAGTGATGACGGTGAAATAGATGGTACTGTTAAATCATTAGAAGATAGAATGCGTAATGAATTACTTAACAAGATGAATTATCATTCAGGCAGTGGTATAGGTTATTGGGGGAAAATGAATATACATACACCACCATTAACAGTTAACTTGCAATCTAAACTAAAAGGTTCTAGGCAATATAGACCTATGGATTACGGTTACAATCCTAAATACATTAACAGATTTTGTATTGACAAAAAGATATTCAAACAAAAACTTAATGTTAAAGGCGGTACTATATTGATAGACGCATCAGGTTCTATGAACTTTAACAGTGATGACATACTAGAAATTATGAAGTTATTACCTGCTGTTAACATTGCAATGTACAACGGTTCACATATTACAGGTGACTTGCATATCATTGCACAGAATGGTAAGCGTGTTACAGATACATATCTATACAATCACTCAGGTGGTGGTAATGTTGTTGACGGCCCAGCTTTAGAATGGTTAGCTACTATGCCAGCTAGAAGAATCTGGGTGTCCGATATGTATGTATTCGGTGCGACAGGTGATACATCAGGCTTTAACTTGCTTAAAGAATGTTACGATATATGTACCAAGCATAAGATTATTAATCTAAAAGATATAGATGAAGTAAAAGAATATGCATTAAAACTAAATCAATAGTAAGATAGGCGGTAGACATAGTAATCCCGCAAGGGAGTAGGTGTTCCTTTCCGCTTATCAAAGCTATGTTAGTAGCAGAATAGAGTGCAGGGAGAACCTGCAACGGGTGATAACTTCTAAGTCAACAATCAACCTTTAGTGAACACTGCTGCATACCAAGTTCATTGGCATGAAGCGAAGTGAGGGAGGCGAATGAGTGGAACTCTACCACGAGTGAGACGACTGAACGGAGACGGATGCCAATGATACCAATGAGGAAATACAAAGGATAATATGCCATAATAAATAAAACTATATAGCTACTGCTATGTCGCATGAGGATTGCGTCCCATAGATTGCGGATAACCAATGGACAATTATATCCACTTATCCAATACTAGAAACCAAGGCTATGCATCATCCATATGTATAGATAAAGGATGGGATTGAGCCAGTATGTAGGTGCTAAATACATACCTTCATAGTAGATGTTATTTAGTTTGGAATTAATTACTTAGTTAATTGCATACTAAATAAGAAAGGTTATAATGAACACATGGATATAAATGAAATGCTTGACGAAGCAGAGAATGGTAAGAGAACTGCTATACTTAGTCGAATAACTGACGAGGCAAAACCTTTTTGGGAAGGCCTAGAAGACCGAGTAAAAGCTGGACGACCAGTCAAACCCTTCGTTGTATCAAGACTACTAAAAGAACATTACAACATAAAGATAAGTGAGACTGCAGTTAGACATCACTTTCAGAATATAGTTGACGCTAATGTCCAAGAAAATTAATATAGAAAAACTGTTAGCAGAAGCAGAGTCATCTAAGATAGCTGAGTTAAAAGCTGATAATGTCAAACTCTTACGACAATTAGAAAAAGCTAAAAACAAAAAAGCTGATATGGTTGACGCTGTGTATGACGCAGTATCTACAAACCTAAGGACGTGGAACAAACCTAAGATACCTAAGCCTAAACTACATAAGAAAACAAAGGACGCTGAGGTAGCAGTTGCCGTGTTATCTGATGTACAACTAGCTAAGGTTACACCTGACTACAATACTAAAGTAGCAGAAGAACGAGTAGTTCAATATGCTAATAAGATTGTAGAACTTACTAACGTACAGCGTTCTGCACACCCGGTTAACAAATGTGTTGTGTTAGCAGCTGGTGACATAGTAGAAGGTGAACTTATATTCCCAGGTCAAACACATCTTATTGACGCTAGTCTATATAACCAAGTAACTATTGACGGTCCTAGAATATTGACACAATTCTTTGACATATTACTAGCAAACTTTAACGAAGTAGAAGTACATTGGGTAATAGGTAACCACGGTTCACTAGGTGGACGTGCAAGAAAAGACTACCATCCAGATTCTAATGCAGATAGAATGCTTGGAAAGATAATGGATATGACATATGAAAAAGATAACAGAATACAATTTATTATTCCTGATTCTGAGGGTGACAATCATTGGTTTGATATTGCTAACCTTGGTAAAGGATGCAAGTTCTTCGTATGGCACGGTGATAACATACGAGGACACTCAGGTTTCCCCTGGTATGGCTTTGGTAAAAAGCTATTAGGTTGGAAAGCATTAGCTAGTAGAGGACTTATGCCAGACTTTGACTATGCTATTGCAGGACATTGGCATACACCTACCACTATGTACGTAAATGACATACGTTTATGGGTTAATGGTAGTACTGAAAGCTACAACACATATGCATTAGAACAGCTTGCTTCAATGGGTAGACCGTGTCAATGGTTATTATTTGCTAAGCCAGGCTCTGGTGTTACAGCAGAATACTTGGTAAAACTTGGCAAGAATGTATGAAAGTAGATATACTGTAAATATGACGAACTTAATTGTCAAGTCTAAATGGAAATTGACAAGCATAGAGTACAGTGGACTAGGTGATAGACCACACTTTATCTTGACAAATGACGAAGGTGAAGTAAAGATAGTACCTTTGGAAAAAGGTATACATAATTTACGAAACTTATTAGACTTAGAAAATGAATAGAAGTATTTTTCTGCACTCTTTACTTTTGTAATCGTACAGAAAAATACAGAAAGGTATGTTATGGCTAATAACAAAAACTTGCTATCCCCATTTCCACAGGAGTTAGTAAGAAAAGCACCAGCTGGTAAGTTCGGTGATTATGTTCCACACGCACACTACGTAGAGCGTTTACGGGACAGTGGAGTACAATACACCTGGCAATGTGAACCTATCTATGGTACACACAATGGTGAGAACAGAATAGTAGGTGCCAAAGGTACTATAACAATCGAAGGTATGGGAAGTTATGATGGCTTCGGTGACATAGATACATTCAAGTTAAACAACGATAAGTTTAACGATGGCACTAATCTAAAAGACGCAGAGTCTGACGCATTCAAACGTGCATGTATGAGGTTCGGCCTTGGCGTAGAGCTATGGTCTGGCAGCAAACAGTCAGAAGAAGAAGCTACTGCAGCTACGGAACCAGAAGATAGGGTAGAAGTAACCAAAGTAGATATGCGTAAGAAAGAACACAAACCTACTGCTGAAGATATTAAACGTATGAATGACATTATGGATAGTATCGTAGCAGAAGGTACAGAAGTAGATACAGAAGTTAAACCATATCCTAAAGACGAAGCACCGTTCTAATGCAAGACTTAGAATTTATTGCTAACACTATACATAGTATGACAAGTAATGTACAAAATAAAGAGACATTACATAAGATTATAGGTACAGCTAATGAGTACGCTAAGACTATGAAGTATCCTAAATCTAAAACAGATTGGTCAGACGAACAATTGACTAAATACTTTGATATGATAGAACGATTAGTAGAATTACCTGTACAGTATTCTCAATCAGACTTTGATGAACTAACATTAGAAGAAAGATTAGAAGCTGCAGGTATAGAAGCAACAGACATAACACCTGGTCTACAAGATTCAAGTGGTATTGTCGGAGAGGTCATAAACAATATGGCAGAACAAGCAAAATATAGGACAGATTTAAAGTGTCCTTATTGTAAACAAATGGTATACGACAATCGTAACAGTAAGAGGTCAGACAAAAGTCCAGACTTTACTTGTAGTACTAACGACCCTGTTACATGTGGTGGACATACAGGTAAGTGGCGTAAGTCTTGGTGGTTAGACAACAGTGATATACCAGAGGAGTGGGGAATATGATACCAGAATACTTCAGAGGTGAAGCTATACCGAGTTTCATCCGCACTAAAAGACAATTAGTTGAATATGTATTAACTAAATACATGGATGATGAACCAATATCTAATTGGGAATTTGTAGCAGAACTATATTGTCATAGGTTTGGTGGAATTATACATAACCTTAGACAAGAAGGATATGATATAGTAACACTACCTAGCAAGAAGAAAGGTTTAGTACATTACTATTGTACCAAGCTACCTTCTACTGCTACCATTAGCTAATGATAGAACTAGTAATCGGTTGTATGTTTCCTTTGTTGCTTACAACCGATAACTTACCTGAGTATCAAGAATGTCTACAAGTACAAGAAAATATTTTTCTCGTTGATAGTTACACAGACATGATATCCAGGTATTTTAAGGAGGACGACATCTTGCAATCACTTAACATTATCTATTGCGAAAGCAGTGGCCGAACAAATGCCGTAGGTAATAACAAAGATGGTACGCAAGATGTTGGACTCTGGCAATTTAATGATGACACTTGGGCTTGGTTAACTCCTAAGCTTGGTATAATAAGTGATAGAACTAATCCAGAAGTATCTACAGCAGTGGCTTCTTGGTTAGTATACAATGACGGTTGGCATCATTGGAATAGTAGTAAACACTGTTGGAAAGGGTATAACAATGAAATGTTGTGGTATAAAATTATCAGTAGTATGTCCAGTAACTGACCAAGTTTATTGTGACTATTGCGAAAAAGTATGGGGACATGTAGATGAGTTTATCTAATGTATATAAAAACTTTAGACGACAAATACATCACACGAAAAATTTAATCTGTATGGTATGTAAAGAAAATTTTTTTACAGATGAAATTGTTACAGATTGGTGTGGTGATTGTATACAAAGGTTAGGAGACGAAACATATGGCTAAAATAGATATAAACAAAATAAATATATTTACACATCATAACTATCTTAAAGTATGGGCCACACAGTTTAGTAAAGCATGTGGTAGTGATACATTTAATGTTCCACCTGATACTAAGAAGTTAAGATTTCTTATGGATAAATTTGTAATGGATTATAACTGGCATTTAGAACAGTTAGGAGAGGAAGAATAATGGTATACAATTCTAATTATACAAAATTTGCAACTAAACAACAAAGAGAATATACAACTGACATTAGTAGTAAATTACAACATCGTCAATGGGTTGAAGAAAAAGTAGAGTTAGCAGAAACATTAACTAAATTTGGTGGTAAAAGATTACTAGGTGTTACTGACAAAGACCAACCTATATACGTTAGATACAGTATAGATAAAGATACATTAGATATTAAGATTAGTCTTTCACATTCTATGGATACTATACGTAAATCTAAATTATGTCCGCGTAGAGTTGTTGGTTCTGAAAACGAATCTATAAACATACAACATGCTATGCGTCCTAAAGGTAAGACTGACCACGGTGAAGTAACACAACGTACATTAGATTATATAGAAAAATTAATAGATAAATCTGAAACAGATTATTACCGTGTCAATGGTAAATGTTCATCATTATTATTTATGTACATATCTAACTGTATATACGGTGGTTCACACGAGCCAGGCAAAGTACGCTGGATGGACATATCAAAGGGGTGGAACTTACCACCAGGTGAGTACTTTACAGTTGATGGATAGTTTATCAGAACTACGTGAAGAAGCTATGCAGCGCGCAGGGGGACGCTGCGAATGGGCTTATTGTAATGACAACAAATGGCTGGAGTTAGCACACATACAAGGTATAGGTATGGGTGGTAATAAGAAAAGAAAGTTCGACATTAACAATGTAGCTATACTATGTAAACATCACCACGATATATATGATGGTAGACAGAGAGTAGGAACCTCAGTGGCTTATAGGGACTTATTAAAGGGTTTTTTAAAAAGAGAAAGCACACGCTTCTAACAGCTGACGCTAATTTTATTTTCCTTTTTTATAATACTTTTTACCAATCTTTTCATAATCAGCCATAGTTTTCATAACCTTTGCACGATTCTGAAAGTTTAAACCACGGTATACATTAGCTACATCAGCTGCAGTTAAGCTTTCTTTTTTACCACCACCTGCTGCTTGAAATGCTTTTTGTGCTAATGCATTATGTTGTTTAATACGTTTTTGTAATTCTTGTTGACCTAATCCAGTTAATCCTGCACCTATAAATCCATTATCATCTGCTTTTTGATATGGCTTTTTTGCACTTTTAGTTCCAGGTTTAGGCATAGGTTTCCCAGGTTTATCTGGTCTAATATAGTTACCGCCTTTAGATAGTTTACGTTTTTTTGTTCTACCTTTACCAGCACCTACAATATGTTTAGTTGACTTAGCCATTAGGGATTTAATTTAGTTCCATTATTATTAGTATTTCTATCTTCCCAAGTTTTTATGTAAGGACTTTCATGAGCTGCCATTATAGGTGCTGTAAATACAAAATCTTCTTGCATTCCTTTCCAACTCATAGGTCCGCCTAATCTTGTTACGGTATTATTTGTTATAAAACCTAAAGTTTTTTCATAAACTTCTTTAGGTTCCATACCACCTTTACCACCGCCTTCAATACGTTTAACGTTAGGCATTATTTACTAACCTTAACTGGTGGTTTAACTAATTGTTTTTTAGCAAACTCTTTTACTACTACTAACGCAGCTCCTGCACCTGACAAAGCAGCAAGTTGTAATGCATCAGCATCTATACCTACTAAAGGTGCTACTGTTAACGCACCTATAAAAGCTTCGACAAATGTCCAAACTGTTTTTTCTAATATATCTTTGTATTCTTGTTTCATAATTACTCCTACTATAACACAATTATCTTGACTTAATAATTGTTTCTATCATTTTTGCAAAACCTTTACCTGCTGCACCTTCTTGTTTAGATAGAATATTTAACTGATTACGTGCTTGTTTAACAGTGTAACTATCTAATGCATCTGATGATAATGCTTTCAAACTTTCAGTATTACTAAATTCATCACGCATCATTTTATATATAGGTAATGTTTTTATTTCAGCATCAGTTATAGATTTTACATCTATTTTTCTACTTGTGTCAGGTTTAGTTGGTGCTACTTCTGTTGCAGGTTTAACTGCTGGTACTTTACTAGAACCTATTGTTACAGGTGATTTAACTCTACCACTTGTTTTAATATTAACAGATGTCTTCAACGCAGATGCAGCTGTATCAGTTGCACCACTAAGTTTAAGATATTTTTTAATATTACTACTATCAAATGTTCCTGCATCTATATCAGCATTAATGGCATTCCAAGCTATATCGTTAGGATTAATTGCACCTTGGTCAACTAATGTTCTTAATGTACGTTGTCTTCCTGCGTATGCATTAATGTCACTATTAGCTTTCCAAGCTCCTGATTCAAAATCCCAACCAGATATTTTAGCAAGTACTGCATTTCTTCTAGCTGCTTGTTTTGCATTTTCTCCAGGTAATGTTATTGTTCGATTCATTTTAGAATAACCTTCTGGTTCTATACCAGTAGTATCTAATTCTGCAGTTCTACTTGAACTAAAATCACCATCTTCTGTATCGTAATCAAATTCTCTTGGTTTTCTAGTAGAGTCATATGGTCCTGGAAATGGATTAAAAGGAGGTTTTGATTGATGTGTAAAAGCATTACCAGATTTATCTATACCAGCTATTTCTTTGCCGTGATAATCTTTACCTAATAAAGCTGCAGTATTTTTTTCTATTTGTGTTGTTATTTCACGCGCACCTTGTATCTCAGGACGTACACTGCCACCTACCATATGAGTGTTAATTGATTTATAACTTCCTGGTGATTCTAATTCTTCAACTAATCTATTTATATCTGGTGATGCAGTTGTACCACGTGGTTGTAAACCAGTACCCATCATGTCTGCTTTTTCTAAATTAGCTCTTATATCTTCAACTAATTTACCTGCAACATTAATACCACCTTTAGTTCTATTACTTATGTTCTGTAAATTAGTTTTCATACTAGAATAATTTTTATATTCTTCTATAGTTTTTAAACCTTTAGTAGGGTCTTTTTCATTTTCTGCTAAACCTTTAGCTAAACGTTTTTCAAAAAATGCATCTAATTCTTTTAATGTTACGTTAGGTTTATTAATTAAAGTTTTAAAATCTTTCATTTTTCCACTAATAGCAAATACATTTTTGCCTGCTGACTTTGCTGTAGCACCAGCTGCTCCTGATGTATTACCTACAATTTTATTTACATTAATATTTTGTGCCTCTTTGACACCAGTCATTGGATTTCCTTCTGTAACTGGAGGAGTTTCTACACGTGATGTTGTTGCTTCTAAATCACTTACACTCATAGATGGTGAAGCTGTATCCATACGATTCATAAGGTCTACTTGTTCGCTTCCTACACCTAAATCTTTTTTAAGTTCATCTAATGAAGCACGTTTAGCAGCTAATTGATTTGTATAATATTCACCAACTGACATACCAGCAAACTCATCCATACCAGGACTAACTAATTTAGTAGTAGGTAGCTTTGGTTCTAAACCAGCACGCAATCTAGCTTTATTTTGTCTTGCTAATCTACGTGATTCTTCTACACGCATATCTTTATTAGTAATTGGTCTATCAAAATCTTCATCAGACATACCTTCAATAACATCTTCTAATACTTTTATATCATCTCTAATTGCTGCAGTTGCACGAGATTGACCACCTTCATCAAAAACACCAGTGTCTGCACGTACTATTTCATCATATCCACCAGGTTGAATTACTGTTGTTCTATCTGTTACACCAGCTATATATTTTTCTGTAGGTTCTGATAGTTTTTCACCAAAGCTCATACCACCTATACCTTGTAACTCAGGTGGTAAATCAAATTTATCAAATGTTTTTAATCTTGAACCACCAATGCCTTGACCTTTAAATTCAGATTTTAATGTAAAATTCGTAACATTTCCTGCTTTATTTTTAGTAGCTGTACCATACCCTGCATCTTCTAGCATACCTGTCATTAAATTATAATCTTGTTGGCTATATTTTTTAAGGAATTGTTGAGGTGTATACTCGGTAACTTCATCTAATATACGTTTAATTTTATCTTCTGGTTTACTTCCAGCTGATTGGTCGAACATTGAATCAGCTAAACTACCAGTTACTTGTGTACCTTTTATTCCTGGTTTAGGTGTAAGGTCACTACCTGTTTCTTCATAAAGTTTTTTGCCTTTGACAAAAGGCATTAGTTCTCTCATAGCATTCTCCTGCCGTCTAGTTTAGCAGACAAAGTTTGAACTTCACCACTTATCTCTTTTAATTTATCCATAACTGTACTTGTAAGTACTACATCATCACTTGACTTATTAGATATACTTTTTAAATCACCATCATAATCTATATACTCTACTGATACATCTTGTCCAGATAGTATAGCTTCGGCTACACGTGGGTATACAAGTTCATATGCATCTCTACTACTACCTATAAAGCCATCTTTTTTCACAATGTTACTAGTTTGTGAATTACCCAATAACAAACAACCAGCAGTATTTTCATCAGTATTACCACTATGCCATAGTATATATTCAAATCCTGGTACATCTAATACGTGTATCATTCCTTTATGAAAGCTGTATCTTGACTTATATCTGTTATGAAATCCACCTTCTGTACGTAAACCAAGCTTATAAGTACCTGGTGGTATACGTGTTTCACCCCAGATTTTAACATCACGTTGTTCATCTTCTAATGTGTAGCACATAAATGTACGTTTATTATTGCTAACATCAAATAACAATCCAGATGTCGAGTCTTTTTGACTACTAATTCTTAATACTTCAAACTTCATAGCCTTGCCATACAGCACACCAACCATACGGTGCTACTTCTTTATTAAACTTAATACAATTATTATTACTGTAATGCACACAATTATTGCAGTACTTTCCAGGCTCAGGGCTATTGACAACGTATGCTCCAGGTAACGCCATTATTTTTTCTTTTTAATTTTTTTAATTTTACCATTATGTGTTCTAGCATAGATGTGAGTTTTAGTAGTACGTTCTACGGTACCTTTATATGTTTTACCACCCCATTGCCACGAAACTGTTCTTGCCATATTTACCACTTAACCTTATGTGACCAATATTTAGCTGATAACTTACTTGTTGGTTTACCTTGTGCATTATGTCTAGCATAATAGGATTTTTTACGTGCCTTATCTTTTTTAGATTTAGGATTTTTACCTGCACCTTTAACACCTTGTTGACCAAATCTAATTAATTTATATGTGTCACCTTCTTTAGCCATAACAACATGTGATTTTGTTTTATGACTAGGTGTACGTTTAGGTTTATTTACACCTTTTAACCCATGTTTTTTCATTGTATTTTTAACACGCTCTGGCACTGCCATTATATCTCCTATTTTCTTTACGTACTAAGTATAATGATAATGGATTAATTAAGCTATTTATTATTGCAATTATCACTACCATACTTACAATTACAAATCTGTATAAACGAACCATCTTTTTTTACTTCAACTGTACACATTATCCACCTAGTTTAATAAGTACTTCAGTTAGTGTAGAGTTTAATTCTTTTTCCCTTAAGGCTAAGTCTACAAGGCTTTGTTCTAATTTTTGTATTTGCACCATATATACGGCGACTGTTTGTTGTAAATCATTTACTGTTTTAAATAACCAACCCACCAATGCAGCTAATCCACCTTGCAGTACTTGATTAAGATTAACTTGTGCTTTCATTTATCCCATTCCCATTCAGTGTTTGAATGATTATTATTACTTAATTGTTTAAGAATTACAACTAGTTCTTTAACAAAATATCCTATTAAAAATCCAATAATGTAATCCATTTTCGGATTATAACATATCATCATGATTTTTCACTACTTGGTCATATCTTTCTGACCTATAACTTAATAATCTATTACCTTCTGTATGCCAATCATCTCTACTTGTTTGTTTTTCTAAATCTAATTTAACTTTATCTACAGCTACAGGTAGCAAAGTTATTAATGGAGTTCCTTCTTCTATAATTAATATATCTCCTATGTCTAATCTTGGATATATTTCCATAGGAAAATTTATATTATGATAAACATCTGTTCTAACAACACCAGGTAATAATCTAAAAGGCCTATCTTTTTCGTTGTAGAAAGGGTCGAAGAACATTGTTTGTATATTTTCTTCAGTTTTAATTAACCAAGGACAATTAAGTTTAATTGCACCTCCTATTAATAATTCAGTTACACTTGTGTTTTCTATTTGATTTTGTGTATGATGTCCTGTAACTTCCCAACCTTCTATCTGACCATCATGTCCACTTGTTACAACTAAACCATTTTTAGTTTGATTAAATTTAATCCATGTCCATGCAGGAACTACAATACCTTGCGTTAATATATCTCTAACAGCAGGACAATTCTTTATATTACCTGCTTCTTCAGGCATCATAGGGTCATGAAATCTTTTCATTTTTTTCCACCAATCAGGTAACATTCTATTTGCATTGACTGGTGTATGTGTGTCTAATAAATAATTAAACTCTGGTGTTAATGGCTTTAAACTAATTTGCAACTTTAATCCTTTCTATAAGTTTATCGTATATACCTAATCCTATAAGATTTTCTGCTTGACTTCTTAAATTCCAACCTGCACCAAATATACCTAATTCATTACTATGTATTTGTTTATCAAGATATCTTTGTATATTTTGTACTTGTTCTGTAAAAGTAATAGGTGCATTGTCTAAACAATTCCAACCTTTTTCTACAGCATGTTTCCAAAATGGTGTATCAAATTTACTACCTGCTGCATAATGCATCATAATTATTACATTAGTTTCATCAAACCACATGTCTAATTTTTGTTGTGCAAAATCAATAGTATGTGAATTGTATATAAGGTCATATGTTTGTCTATTAATAAAGTCAATAGTTTCAATAGAGGTAGCTTCTAATGGTTCTAAAAAGAATGATGCGTTACCATTATGTGATTGATACTCACTATAGTTTTGTTTTAATTTATAATTATTAAATGAAAGATTATTTATTTTACCGTCTGCTTCTTCTTCTAATAGGTTTAGAACTTCTTCTATATCTTTTTTAACTTCATCAACTGTATTAAATTTATCATTATACATATAACCTAATGACAATCTATTAGATAATGGAACACCAAATACCCAACCATATGGTCTAGCTATAGCTAATGTATATTGTATTTTAGGATAATCCCATGGACATTGAACTACATAAGCTGAGTTAATAACCATATCATGTTGTATTGCAAACCTATCATCCATAGTAGGTTTACCTCTACAATCAATTACATAATCAGTATCTAATTCATTTACATTTTTTATATGTTTATCTATATAATTAACTTTATGTTCAATTTTTTCTTTTATAAAATTTTGTAGACCTAATGCATTAAAATGCCAAGCACTTTCAGGTATAGGAAAATTGTGAAAGTAATTATTTGCACCCCAGTTTTGATACATAATACCTTGTTTAGCATTGTAATTTATTTTAGATAACTCAAGCCAAGATAAATTAAATATGTTTGTCAGTAATTTAGGCAAAGATAATTGAGAACCTTCTCCTACTGCAGCCTCAGGTATATTGCTATCGTATATAACTTCTATTTCATCTTCTGTATAGTGTGAAAAGTGTGCAGCAGCAATACTACCTGCAGTTCCTTTACCTAATATTGTTATCTTCTTTGACATTTATCTAACTCTTTTCTTGGGTAAGCAATAGAAGTTCTATTAAATATTTTAGTTATATTATTTTTGTAATGAGATATTTGATATGTTGATTGTACAAAATTTAAAATACTTTCATTAGGTACTATATGTACTAATTTTACAGGTTCGTTAAACAACACTTGTATAATTGGGTCACCTTGATTAATTTTTCCGCTACCTTTAAATGTATAATTTATAATTCTAGGATATTTACCTATAGGTATAATGCCTTCTGTCATTTCTAATGTAGATATATTTTGTAAAAATAATTTAATGTTTTTATTTTTTGTAAGAAAACAATAAGGCATCTGCATTACTTTATGTCCCGTGTGCATTATGTCAAACATACGAGGCATTTCTTTTTCTACATATAGTTCATTATTACGTAGCTCAAATGATACAGGACTTTCTATATATGCTCTATGTTGATTATATTTAACCATTTGAGGACAACCAAATGTATCTTCATTGTATCTTTGTACAGGTAAATATGTTTCTGAAGGAGGTAAGTCATTAGCATTTAAGACAAACCAATAAATTGTTTCCACCTAGTTGCTCCTACCTATCAGGTTGAGGTATTTCTACGCCTTCTCCTGCTCTAGTCCAACCTTGTCCACCACCATTATATGCAGCTTCGTCCCAATAATATATATCACCATTTTCTTCAGCTTCTTCTATTGAACCTAAAGGATGGTCTTGTGGTGCATTCCATGTAATGTAATCATCAGATAATGTCCAACTAGCAAATGGTTTAACAGATGAAAATTTTTGTACATCAGGATGCCAAGTATATCCTGGGTTAACAGCATTAGTAGATTCTGTTTCTTGAATACAAGTCATATCAGGAAATGCAGCTTCTGCTGCTTCTACACTATCAAATACTAAAATATTATCTACGATATTATCTGAACCTACGATAGCTATTTTCATTACAAACTATCTCCAAGATATTTAACATATACACGACCATTGCCGCCTGAACCTGGTGAGCTTTGATGTCTAGCAGAACCACCACCGCCAGAACCATTACCATCTGTAGCAGAGTTACCATTACCATTTTGGCTACCGTTACCTGCATTAGCACCACCTGATGCGTTTACACCAGGATAGTTATTGTAAGCACCTCCACCTCCGCCTCTACCATAACCATATGTAGAACCAAAAGCATTAGTTTCATTAGGGCTAACACTACCTCCAGAGTTACTTCTATCGTAGTTTATTTGATTACCACCACTACGACCACTGTAAGTATTTTCTGTTGTAGTTGTAACTAAACCAGTAGATGAACCACCACCACTTTCTCCACCCCAACCGCAGCAGCCTCCACCACCACCGCCTCCACCTGCGTTAGAGTTACCAAAAGCAGAAGTACCACCTCTACCTCCTACAGGGTCAGCACCTGATGAATTGTTGTTAGCACCATTACCTATATTGACATTATGGCTTTCATTTCTAGTCATTTTAAAAGAACCAAATACGCGGCCTCCACCGCCTCCGCCTCCGCCACCCCATTTACCACCTGAGCCGCCTCCACCTACGACAAGCACAGTGTGTTCTTGGATGCCTAAAGCTCCATTATAAGTACCACTACTATTAAATTCTGTAACTATATCTTTAAACCCAATAGAACGTTTAGCTTTACGCCCAGAGTTCAACTGAGAAGATACTCTATATACTCCCATAGTTACTCTATTCTATTTCAACACCGAATACTGAACAAGCAAGATTTGTATCTGAAGCATAAACTGCAATAACATCATCTGCATCCAATGTAACTCCAACAGTTAAAATAACTGAGTCATTAGCTGGAAGCGAGCTGTCTTTTGCAAGGTATTGTGAATCATCTACTGCTGCACCATCTTCTGCAACTCTTACTCTATAAGTAATAGCTGAGCCTGATAGATTAGCTAAAGTAATAGATGACACAATAGCTTGTTTTCCTGAACCAACTGTATAGACAGCTGTATCAGTAGTAGCCGCAGGATTGCTTTGTCCTAGTATCTTATATGTATTAGCCATATATCTCCTATATATCCGTTAGTAAAAGTGCTTCTTGCTCAAAAGCTAAAGCAATAACCCATGATGCTTTGTTTCCTGGGTCATCTTCTACTATACCTATGTTAGCACCAAAAAATCTTGTGACAAGAAATGCAAGATTAGGGTCATATGATTCAACACCGCCACTAAAAGCAAATCTTGATGCACCTAAAGGCATTATAAACCTTTATACAAAAATCCATACTCTTGTTCAGAAGTAGAATCTGCAAATGTAATAGCATGTATCCAATTATTAGTATTGTTTACTTCTTGTTGTGATGCTTGAGTTCCTAAATGTTTCGTTAATAACAATAATGAAACACCTGGTTCTGAAGCACCACCAGTATCAGGTAATAAATCTATATCTTCATCTATAGGTAAGTTACCAATAGTATCTATACCAAGACTTCCACCTTCTTTAAGTAATAACAACATACTCATTATGCAAATCCTACTAATGAATTTAAATACAAATTACCTTCATAACATAGAACACCTACAATATCTGTTCCAGATGCAGTTTGAGTATAACCTGCAGCACCAGGAGTTAAAGGTGTTTTAGCTCCGCCATTTATTTGCCAAGATACTGCAGCAGTACCTGTTGTATTTTTTAAAATAAATGTTGCACTTTCAAGTAATGCACTATCTACATTTGTCAAGTTTAATGTTACAGTTCCTTGTATATCAGCTTCAAATACATTATGAGCTTCTAAATCACAATCTGTAGTACCAGATGTTAATGCACCAAGGTCTGATACTTTTTCTTCATATCCAGCAAGTTTAGGCTGTGTTACTTCTTGTCCATCAAAATCTACAGTGCCTGTCATAGTTCCACCTGCTTTAGGTAATGCTGCATCAGCTACAGTTTTAGCATTAGCAGCTGTATCATTAGCATCTACAAAATGTTCTGCCAATACAGCCATTCGAACAGTTGTTCCAATTTGATGGTCAGGTGGAGAAGTTGCACTATATCTACCTTCTCTATCTCTTTCTAAATTAGTAATAGTTGTTCCACTTGAGTTATCAACTAAAACAACTTCACGATTAGATGCATTATCTGGGTCAATTACTAAAAAATAATGTGTACTACTATCACCTGGACTAGCTGATATAGCAGTTGAACCATCTGTTGTAGGTGCAGCTGTTAATGTTGTATTAGAACTACCACTAGCTAAAAGTCCTGCAAGTGTGCTTTCATAAAAGTTGACTATTTTTGTTTGTCTTATTGCCATTATGCTCCGTATCTCATTATACCAAATGCTGCAATACCTGGTACATGTATAGACGTTACATCAGTAAGTGTAGTCTGTCTAGTACCACGCACAGTTATTATAGCAAAAGTTGTATCGCTTCCTACATTATTATTAGAAATAACTGGATAAGTTATCTGTTCAATAACACCACGTATAATTTCTTTAGGTTGAAATAATTCTAATGTAATAGAATCACCTTCTTTATCACGTAATGCTGAATATAATTTGTCACCTAAACCTTTAACTGTTATAGGAGTTCTACCAGGTCTTTCTACTCTATCACTTATATTGATAGGTATTTGTGCAACTACAAGTTCTGGTCTAGCTAATGCACGAAACTGAACAGATTTTACTTTAGGTGTGTTAACACCGTCACTTGATTTTAAAACAACTTTACCAATTATATATCTAGCTACTTCTGCTATTTGTTTTTCTTCATCACCAGTACCAGATACTTGTGTAAGGGCATTAGTATATGTAGCTGTTTCAGGATTATCTAAATCTTCAAATTTTGTTGTATATTTTAAATCTACAGAAGTATTAGAATCTAGAGCAATTGTAGATATTTCTGCACCAACAAACTGTTTAGATTCAGCTGTAAAAAAATCTGCAGCAGATAATACTAAATAACCTTCTGATTCATATGTAGATGTTTCTTTATATGCGTCACTACCTGTAACAGATATTATAAACTTACCATCTCTTTGTACTATTCCTTGTACAAAACCGTTACCAGAAGTTTGTAAATCTCTAGCTATACCACCTGTTGGTAAATAGTATCGCCACAAATTTACTTTATTATCATCTTCTTTTACACCTACGTATACACTATCTCTTGATACAAACATTGATTTAGGTGTAGTATCTACATCTGTTATCCATTCTTTTACTAATTGTCTATTAGCTAATACATATAAATTATCTGCAGCAACTAACTCTAATTTATACAAACGTCCTACATTTCTAGATACTTCTTTAGTACCTATAAATATTATTCCTTCTGCTGCAGCTATAGAGTGTACTTCTTCATAAGGTATTTTTGTTTGACCTTGATTAACAAAAACAGTACTAGATAATTTAAATGAATATACAGTACCATCTGTGCTTGCAGCTAATACTGCAGCACCACCATCAACAACACCTGTAATACTATGTGTAGGTTCTATTTCAACTATGCTATCTCCATCAGCTAACCAAGTTGCATCCCACGCATCAAATGGACTTCTTTCCCACAAATACTCTGCTGTTCCATCATTACCAGATATCCATAACCTATTCTTTACATACCATACGCCTGTTAAACCACCAGAACTAGATTGTGCAGTAGTTAATACTGTATATGTACTACCATCATATTTAATTAATTGTGAACCAGATGTACCATTTGCAGTAGTAGCATAAAATCCATTACCAAATGCAGCTATACCTGTAAAGTTATGTGTTGCACCTGATGTTGAATCAGATATAGAAGACCAACTTGTACCATCATATTTGTGTATAGTTGTACCATCTGTTATATATACATCACCATTTGTAGTTTGTGTAACGTAATTATTTGTTGCAGCAAAAGATAAACTCTGTGCAGCAGTTGTATAAAGTAAATGTAAATTATAAGAAGTTTCATCATCACCATGAAATACATCTACACCTTTACTATCCCAAAATCTATTTACATCATCAGGTTGACCATCAGCTCTATGTGCTGTATCTAATCCTTGTCCTGCACTAAAATTATTTCTTGAATATATACGTCCTAAATTAGATGTAAAGTCTTCAGGATTTTGTTTAACATTTACATTTTGTCCCGATTGTACATCAGAGGATTGTATAGTCATTTGTCGTTCAGGTGATATAGCTGTACGTAATAATAAGCTGTCTATTTTTAAATCATATCCATATCTTCTAGGATTAGATATTGTTGTAGTGTCTGCAACTCTTGGCATTATGTTGGGTAAAGTATGCTATTAAGTTGTACTGGTTCTGGATATTTAGACCTTAAATTACTTCTAGCTTGTTGTATTAATAATTGTTGATATCTTAATAAACTTTGTCCAATACTATTTGAACTACCTATAGGACTTGTTGATGCTTCTAATTGTTCTGTTATGTATGAAGTATTAAGTTTAGATATATCTTTACCTGCAACTAATTGCGCAGCTACACCTGTCATAACAATTGGTTCATATTCTTCTTCTAATCCTACTGTAGCTAAAGTATCTGTTTCTGCAGTAGGAGCTATAAATTTCTTTTTAAATGTTACAAATACAGTATGACCTGCTGATATACCTACAAATTGTACTGCGTGTACAACATCAGGTCCTGTTGTATATGTTTTAGTTCTTTCTGTTGATGTATCGTCTGTATATGTAAAAGGATTAGGAAGGTCAATCATTTCTATAGCTACACCATTATATTTAAGTCCTGTTTGGTCTGAACCTGATTGCCAATCTGTATATTGTGATATAGCTTTTAATGGTGCTACTAAATAGTTATAACTATCTCCATCAGTACCGTGTGTACCTAATAATTTATAACCAGTACTAGCAGTAAGTTCTATAGTTTCTACAGCAAATAATGTAGGATATAAATTTTTGACTTGGTCACATACAGCTTCATATACATTTTTACGAGGAAATGCAGGTGCTATTTTAATCATATCTCCAGCACTATGTGCAGCAGCAGAAGTACCGCGTTGTCCTCTTTTAACTGTAATACTGTTTTCTACTGTATTAACAGCAGTTGTATACATTAATTCTTGTCCGACTTCTACAATAGCACCAGCTTCTAAAGCATCTTCTTCTTCAACAGAAAATAAATTATCATCATAAGCTATTGTGGTATCTGAATCAGATATACCACCAGTTAAATAAGAATATGATTCTACTTTATCTACTGGTTCTAGGTATTCTCTATATACCCTATCTACTAGGTCGCCTATTGTGCTACTCACAAGGCCTCCTAACTTTGTTTAAATATAAGTTGTATTTTTCTATCAGCTGCTTCAGTTGCATCAGATGTAACTCTTAAAGAACCAGCAGTAGCAAAAGCCCAACCACTAGGGTCAACTCTTACTACATCACCAGCAGTAACTGTATATGATACAGCAGTACCATCAGTTTCTACTACATCTACCCAAGTACTTCCATCAAATGAGAAATCAAATGATACTGTTGTACCTGTCATAGCTGCAGGAAATACAATACCTGATAGTAATAAACCATCACATTGTACTCCTGTAGAATTACTTGCGTCTTCTGAAACGTCTATTAAAACTTGTTTTGATAATTGCATGTTGTCCTAACTATAGCAGAAGAAATGGGAGGAAGGTGGATTCCCCCCAAATCTTCAAATTTATTTAAGCTACGTCTGTAATCTTAAGGTGATAGGAAGGAGGACCGAAGTCGTATCCCATCTCCATGTAGATACCTTTAGCAACTTGAGCATTTGCATCTTGGTCAATATCTCTTACGAATACTGTTCCGTATCCAGGGATATTTGTGAAGACTGGCTGTATGAAAGCAAAGTCTATAATAAATGCAGTATTTGCAGGAATGATATTAGGGTCAATAACCATCATACCAATTTGTCCAAATGGTGTGACAATTACGTCAATATCAATACCAGCAAGGTTTCTATCTCTAGGAAGGATAGCACCTGTAATACCAACAGTACCTGCTAGTAATTCTTTGTTAAGGTCCAATAATTGTTTTGGACTTAAGCAAAGTACTGGCTGTACCATTGGTGCGTGTGCATCATACAATCTCTTAAGAGAGTTTGCAATAGCATCCCAGGAAAGAACTTGGTCTGTTCCAGAACCATCTCCAGCTGTATCGTTGTAGTATACGTTACCACCAACAAATGTTGGAGCTGTGTCATTATCTGCGTTAGCATTTAATGCACAGTATTCTGAAAGACCACGCATTTCTCTAGTACCTGAACCAGGTGTAGCATGCGCTCCATCTGCAAAAGTACCGTTGAATGCGAACCATTCTACTTCTCTAGCTACTTTTTCAAGTGCCAAAGACATTTGCTCTGCAAATTCATCAACAATTGGATTACCACCAGCTAAGCTGAGTTCAGCTCCTGCTGTGTTAGTACCATCTCCATCAGAACCAGCATAAGCGTCTGCTCCTAATGTAAATGTATTTTGATGTTGGAATGTTGCCATAGCTGTGTAGGTCATCTTTACACCTTTGTGGAATATCTGTGTCACATTAGTATATGCAACTCTATCCCTACCAAGATATTCAGTAGGAGTAGAACCTTCTTGACCTTTAGTAGGTTCAGAAGATACTGTATGTGAATCAGCAGCTTGGATTTGCCAGAAGGTAGATTGTAAAACCTTACCTCCGTTTAATCCACCTGTTGCAGATAAGAAAGGAGTTCTTTGACCACCCACACGAAAAAGTTCCCCAGTAAAGTTATTAATTTGCTGGGAATAAATTGGAGTAGTTGCGTCTAAACCGCTAATTACTGCCATAATTACACCTCCGTATGTGTCGTATTAAATTCGTTTACTTATTGTTTTTAACGTCATCCATAATGTTTAGCTTTGCTCTAAGAGAATCTTTTACTGAAGCTCCTTTTAGAACTTGTGCTAGTTGTTCGTTGACGTCTAAAGGCACATCTGAACTAGAATTTGCATCAAGTGCAGCTACTCTAGAACGTGCATCATCTTGAACTATTGGTTCAACTACAGGTTGTGTTACTTCCTGTACTTGCCCAGTAGATTCGTAACCATACTCATCCTTAGCAAACTGTGCGATAGACTCTGTATCAATCGGTCCATCATACACTTGTTTTAACGCTTTGCCGAAACCTTTGTCAGTAGATAATCCTAACTTACCAAAGACATTATCTATTTCCTTATCTTTATAAGAAGCTAGTTCTGCCTCAAGTTTCTTGATAGTATCATCTTTTCTATCAATTGTTTCTCTCATTTGTTTTACACCATGTTCATTAGGTGCATCAAATTCATCCATTTTGTACCTCCACTATGTGTTAACCTATCAGACAAGACCATAGGCATCTTGCCGTGGTGCTACCTCAACACTTGACTTACGCTCTGGTAGCTATAAGCTATAAGTCCATTACTCTACGGTTTTAATACGAGCTTTCTACGTAGGCTGTGAAAGCTGAGTGCAGGTCTATTAGCGGACCACGCAACGCTTAAACTTTATTATACACTAATCTTCAATAAGTCCAACTAATTCGTCACCTTCTTTTGCAGCTCCTAGTGACCTACCTTGTGCTGATGCCATTTCTGCATTTATTCTAGATACAGTCTTAACAGCTGCAGAATCTCCTAATGCAGCTTGTTCTAGTGTACTTATATTTAAATCTCTACCTATTGCAGTAGCACTACTTATAAAAGAACCAGCATTTTCATACAATTGTCTTGCTGTTTTTAAATCCATACCTTGTTGTTTTAATCTATTAAATTTTGCAAATGAATAAGTGTATCCTCTACTTGCAGCTTCTGCACCAATAGTAACTGTATCTATAGCCCCAAGTAATACTTTATCTTCTATTTTTGGATTAATTAATGATGCAAAAATAGTAGCATCATCTAATTCAGTGCCTAAATAATCAGCTAATAAAGTTCTTACTTCTGGTATACGATTATTAATAGCATCATATACAGCGTCTATTCTTTGTTGAAACTCTATAGGTGCAACATTACCAACCATACCTTTAAAATCTTCATCAAAGTCTTCAAAATCTTGTATACCTAATTCTTTTAAAGTATTCTTATAAGATTCCATAACACCTACAGCTTCTATTTCTGACATCTTAAGTGTTATACCATCATCATTAAACAACCAGCCGAACTCAGCTTTGTATTCTGCACTTTTTCTTGTGTAAGCTAATGCAAGTGTGTCATCTCCCCCATATTCTGCGTAACCTTCAGCAAATTTTTTAACTATAGATTCTGGTAAAAAACCATATAATGTATTAGCTACAGATAATGCATAACTATAATCAATAGTATCATCAGTACCGCCACTACTACCACTACCAGAGCTTGTATCAGCAGTACCATCTTCGTTTTTACCAAGTGATTTATAATCTGTTGTGTATCCTACTGCTGACAAACCACCTTGAATTTCTACAAGATTACCTTGTTCATCTGTATAAGTAAACAAGGTATCAAATTCTTCTTGTGTTACATCATAAACACTATTTAAATCAGAACGATATACTTTAGGCAATGCCCCTCCTTCTAGTTGTAGGTTCTATAAAGTCTTGGGTTTTAACAATGTTACCACCAAAAGATTTTAATAAATCTTCAGCAAAAGGAACCATAACTCCTTGTATATTATTATTCATTCCTTCTTGTATTAAGAATTTATTTGCTTCATTTACATCATTTAAACTTTGAACTTTGTCATAAATATAACCATATTCACCATCAGGATTAACTTGCATCTGCCATTTGTTAAATATTGTTTGTTTAGTTAATGCATCTATAACAGTCATATCAGTATCTTTGTCATATTGAGGTAATAACGTTGCTTTAAATGTTTTAAGTTCTTCTTGTAACTCATCTAAATATCTAGGGTCAGCTCTATATTTACCAGCGTATTCATTTATTTTTTCTAAATAAGTAGATTTATAATTTTCTGGTATCCATTTATCTATTAAAGCTCTTATTTCTGATTGACCCCTAGTTGTTTCAGATATATCTTTACCTTCTAATATTTTTTTAAAATCAGGATGTAACTCACCTTCTCTATAACTATCAAGTGCTTTATATATTTGACTTCTTGCAAATTCTTTAGACCATTCACCCATAGTTATTTTATTAGCTACCCACTCTTTAGATGCAGTATCTAATTCACCAGTAAACTCTGTTTCAATATCATTTATAAATGCTAAGTTTTGTCCTATATCTCTTTTATATGCACCTTCATTCATCTTGTAATAATTAGAAGCTTGCACCATTTCAGCAGTCATACCTATATCTTTATATACTTGGTTCATTGTTGTAATGTCACCTTCAGTTGCAAGTTTTGCTAAATCATAATCTTGGTATTTCATCCAGTTTTTTAACCAAGCTTCTCTATAAGTAGAACTACCCCACTCAGTATTACCTTTTAATATTTCTTCATAAGTATCTCTAAATGTTTTTATTTGGTCAGTAATAGTAAGTGTAGGGTCCCTGTCAAACATTTCTTTTTCAGCTGCATCTTCTACACCTATTTCATAACTATGAAAATTAGCAGGTATTTCTAAAAAGTTAGGTGACGATGCATATATATCATCATATGTATCTTGTGTCATAACTTTTCCATATTTGTCTGCTTCTAATTGACGTAAAAATGTCATAACATCTTGACCTTCTTCATAGGTTGTTAATGTAGTTAAGTCATATTTTTCATTTAATTTAAAACTCATAAACCCACCATAACCATCATCAACTAAAACAGAATAACTAAGACTATTTAAAATTTGTTTATCAGGTACATCAATAATTTCTCCTTCTAAAGGCAAATCAGTTGTAATAACTAATATTGCTCCAGGTATTAATGTTACTATGTCGTTATTTTGACTCATTTATTGTATTATCCCAATATTGTATTGCTTCTTTAGCATATGGTATTATATCACTACCAAATCTGTTTTGTAATTTTTCCATTCTATTGTACACACTAACATGACTATCTGTTTGAAATTCATTTAATTCTGGATTATTTCTTTGTGAATAAGTAGAAGTTCTATGCATTGTTCCAGTTTGTTCCATTTCATTTTGTAACCACCCTGAACTTAAACTAAATCCAGGTAATACATGATACCATTTATCTTTATCAGCTCTTGTTTTAGCTGTATCTATACCCATAACTATGTCATAAAAATCTTTATCTTCTTCTGAAAGTTTATTTAATATACCTTCTTTTTCATTAAACAAAGGTGGAACTAATTGACCTTGTATATACCATTGTGCTTTATTTGGAATAGAAGAACCTGAAACTATAGAAGGTATAGCAGTATCAAATAAATACCACAATGATGTAGTTTTAGATGCTTGCCAAGCTCCACTTTGCCAGTATCTGTAGTTATCAGCAGCTGTTTTCATTACATCTTGATAAGGTACTATTTCTACACCAGCATCTTTTAATGCTTGTGGAAACAATCCATACTTATCTAACACACTGTTTAATGCCATAGCACCGTTTTCTACACCAGCTACTATAGCTGCAGATGATTGCCATATTGCTTGATTTATAAGTTCGTATCTTATATTACTACCAGCTTTTGTACCTTTTTTTGCTATAAAACTACCTGCTTTTACTACACCTTTTTTAGTAGCAATTTTACTAGCTAACTCAATACCTTCACCAACAGGGTCTAAAACTCTTAGCATTTTAATTAAAAGACCTGCAAATTTTATTTGACCTTTAACAGCTAATCCTGCAGTACCAAGTACAGCTTTTGTACCTATATTCATATCTTTTATATTGTTATATTTTTCTACAAACTTAGGACCAAAATGTTTATATAAACCTAATAAAACACTCTCACCATTTAAATTTGCTTCTTTTACTACTGGATGATTATTAAACGCATTTAATATTTTATTTTCTTCAGGACTAAATTGATTTAATATATTTCTTTTAAAATCAGTATGTACGTTTTCATCGTATGTTTCATCTAAT